TTTTCGGGGATAGAATCGAACTACCATTAGATGCTCCAAAAACATCTGTCCTGCCCTTAGACGACCCGAAAGTGTAAAAACAAAAAACCCGAAGATTTTTACGTCCTTCGGGTTTTCTAATTAGTTAATATTTTAAATGATTAACTTAGACATAGGAACCCGAGTTCAGTTTGTAAAAACTGAAATAACACCGTTAGTGTCATCACGAATAATATGTTTGTTAAGTTTTTCATTTGATTTCCTTTATTTTTTAATAAATATGATACAAAGATACTAAAGTTATTTTATTTGTCAAGATATTTTTTTATTTTTTTTTAGAAACCATATTCATTTCTGGGTTCGTTGGGACTTAAGTCTTGTAGTTCCATCATTTCTTCAGTCACTTCTTCTGCTGTTAAATAACCTTTAACGTCACCGTCACAACTTCTCCAAATTTCAAAAGTTGTTATTCCATCACCATAAAGACCTATACCACCACCAACAACTGATATACGGTGTCCGTTATCAAATTCCATGATAGCCTGTTTTCCACCCATACCATTACGATGTGGGTAAAACTTTAAATCCTTAAAGGTCTTATAACCATGATAAGGATCTGTTAAATTATGCCTCTGTATTTTCTTGTGTGGTTTCAACTGATTTTACTTCTTCAATTATTTTTTTATACTCCTTTAACAAATTTTCATAAGATGCCAAATCCAATGGTTTAAGTCTGTTAAAATATTTTCCGATTTTTGATTCTGCCATTGTGATTTCACGATTTTTAATTTGAAACATAAGGTTTGCAACTTTTCTTTCTAAGGTCTCGATTTGTTTATCTGGGTTCATATAATTTATTTTTAATAAAGATAATGATAAACTTATATAAAATCAAAATATTTATAACATATGTCTGATATTAGAATAAAAATAAAAGAAGAGGTTTTAAAATTCCGTCAAGAGATTTTATCTGAAGAAATGGTACAATCTGATGCTTACAAAGCTTTATCAAAAACTTTAAAAGTGTTAAAGAAAAAGAATAAAGTTTTATTATTAACTTGTTCCAACAGATTTAATTGGGATGATAACAATATTGATGTACCAAAATCAACAATTATTGCTCACTACTTGGAGGAAGAATTGGGTGATAAAGTTGTTTTAATAGATGTTCCTGAATTAAAAATATTTGCATGTGAGGGTAATGTATCAAGAAAAGATGGTAACAGTTGTGGTCTTAAAAAAGCCTTATTAAAAAACAAAGATAAAAATCCTTCAGGTTTTCATAGATGTTGGGCAAGTTTTAATAATAAATCGGATGAATTGTGGAAAATTTCAAAAGAATTGTTTGAATCTGATGCTGTAGTTTTCTTTAGTTCTATTAGATGGGGTCAGGCCAATATGCATTACCAAAATTTAATTGAGCGTTTAACTTGGATTGAAAATAGACACAATACCTTGGGTGAAAGTAATATTATAAAGGATATTGAATCAGGTTTTATCTGTGTAGGTCAAAATTGGAATGGTGAAAATGTTACTGAAACTCAGAAGAAAGTTCACGATTTTTACGGTTTCAAAACAAATAATGATTTATATTGGAATTGGCAATATACCAAAGATGTTTATGATGAAACGCAAGAGTCTTATAAAAAGGCTTACGGTAAATTTATTAAAGACACAAAAATCTAAACAAAAATAATTTTCCAATTACCCTCAAAATCCTCAACCAAACAGGTAGAGTTTTCACAAAAATCACCAGAGTTCATATAATCAACTTCTAATTTTGGTTGGTGTATATGTCCGCATACGGCGACATCGTAACCTTTTTGTTTTGTTAAATCTTTAGCATTTTTTTCAAAATCTGAAACAAAATTTATTGCACTTTTAACACTTTGTTTAATTGTGTTTGCTAATGAGTGGTACGGTAGATTAAAAGTTTTTCTTATTTTATTATACATTGTATTTAATCTTATAACAAAATCATAAGACCAACCACCCAAAACAGCTAACCATCTAACTTCCATTATAACAAAATCTAAAACATCACCATGAAAACAGTAATATGTCCTACCATCAATACCAGTATGTACATACTTCCTAACTATTTGAATATTGTTCATTGTAAAAGGTATAAAGGGTTTTAAAAAATCATCATGATTACCTCTAATGTAGATAACCTCACAACCTTTTTCAGACCTTTTCATAAACTTTCTAAATATCTTTGTACAATCATCATTCCACTTACCTTTGTTTTTTAAGGCCCAACCATCAACAATATCACCATTTAATATTAATTTTTCTGATTTATTTTCTTTTAAAAAATTTAATATTTTTTCTGTTTGTGATTGTCTTGCACCTAAATGTAAATCACTCATTATTATTGTTTTCCATTTCATGACCAATAGTTTTTATCGTATTTAAAATAATTTGTATCATTTCTATTAATATAAGACCCAATAAAAATTTTAAACATATACAACAAACCTTTATTATCGAATCTTCTTGGTGTGGTGAAGACTACATTATTTAATACGTCAAATTTATTTGAACTTATTTTACGTGTTAACTGATAATCTTCAGCAATAGTCAGCTTCTCATCAAATCCACCTATTTCTTTAAATTTTTTTGATTTTATTAACATGAAACCACCTAAACAAAACGGTGAAACCCACTTTGTGAGTTTTTGAAACTTATAGAATAAATTATATACATAATTGTATTTACCATTTGATGTGTTGAATTTGCAAGAAATTAAATCTTTATTTTTAAACTCTATATGTCTTACAGAATTTATTAATAGCTCATTATCTAATAAAAATATATCAGCATCTAAAAATAAAACGTAAGGTGTCTTACAGAATTTAAAACCATTGTTTCTAGCGACAGAAGGTAAACCACCTTTTACTACTTTAAGTTTAAAAAAATATTTATCCTCTTCTAATATTTTTTTAGTAAACTTATCATCCGATATATCGGCGACGATAACACTAACATTTTCTATGTCACTTTGGTGATTTAATAATTCTAAGGTTTTTTTAATTGTTAAACCTTCATTTTTACAGGGTATAACAATTGTTAATTTTTTAGATAAACTCATACATATAATTATCTTGGGTGTATATATGTCAAGTTAATTATATGTTAAATTCTAACTAACCGTTTTGGTCTCTTCTTCTACGAGATTTACGTTTAGGTATAAATTTAAATGGTAACATATCAATTTTAATCAATATAGATTCAAATATACCTTTTGTATACCAACCTTCTTCGTTAGGTAATGAAATATAATTACTGTCGGTAAAGTATTGATTGTAATCTAAAAACTCTAAAAGACCCCCTGTCGGTGGTTCCAATGGTTGTACTGTAACTAAATCTAAACCCATTGTTTGTACAGCAACTCTTCTAGCTATAGGCAACATGATATTCCCAAAATCAGGTTGATTATTATCTTGTGGGGCTCTATAACCTTGATTTAAAATATTACCACCGATTTGGTTCCATCTGTTAAAAATTTCTTCTTGTCTATTGTTGTTGTAAAACCTTTGATTGTCATGTAAATCTCGGAGTATTTGTTGGTCAATTTCGTTTCTTATATTTTCAGTCAGTAAAGCAGTTAATTCAGCCTCAGCATCTATATTATGAAAAGCAGTTATGTCTTGTGCCATTTCAGGAGTCCATACAGCTCTAATTCTACGAGTTTCACCAACAACATTAACTGAAGTAAATCTTATATTAATAGTTTCTTTATTTGTTGGGTCGACAAAACAAAATCCAGGTACTGATTTACTAATCATAACGTAATTGTACTATAGTATCCGTTATTTATGGTATTAATTCCGTATCTTGATAACATACCCTGTCTAGGTTGGAAATCTGTCACAAAGTCAACACTCATTATATAAGGTGCCCAAGTATATCCAGGGTTAAGAAAAGGTTGACCTTTACTCCCAAGTATAATACGCCACTTAGGTCCACCCCTTAAAAAATCATGTACCCTAATATCTTTCTCAATCACCATATTAAATAAATATTACTCAACTTCCATTGAAACTGTACACTTAGGACAAGGATAATCAATATTAAAACGTTTATCTTTTACGATTTTTGTACTACCACAACAATCGTATTGTTTAGTGTCCGTTTTTTTCGGATAAGATTGTTGTTCATACAAACATTTTAAAGTTTCGTCGATAATATAAGCGTATCTATGTTTTTGAGTCCGATTAATCCAAACACCTTGCTTATCTTTTGTCGGTCCCCTTGGGTTAACTTTCCATTCACCATTTTCATTAAAGTGGAAAAAGTCTGACTTCTTATCAGTTAAACCATAGTATCTAAAGTTACAAACTTGGTAGATACTTCCATTATGTCGACTATCGTCAGCTAAAGTTATAACTGCTCTAATACCTTCTTTTTTCAATAACCTTATACTATTACCTAAAAGGTAGGAAGTTGCATTAGTACCGTTTAAATCAGGTAATACACATAGTCTACTAAGTTCCATTACTGTTTGGTCTGAGTTTTCTAACCCAAACCAACCTTTAAGTGCCACATTACCTTGTGGATTACTAAAGGTAGTTACACCCATTAATTCGTTTGTTTCCTTATGGTATAAGCCAAAAGAAAATTTAGCAAAGAATTTAGCCTCACCTAAGTAATGATAGGTTTTAACAAAATCGTAAGCAATTTTTTTATCAATTAATTTTATAGTAAAAATTGTGTTCGCCTTTACTTCTCTAGTAATGAACTTTATAATATTATCCATATTATAATTTTAAACAATAAAAATTACAACCTAAATATTTATTAAAAAATAATGTTATATGGCAGAAAAAATTTCAGAATTCAAACTACAAGAACCTTTAAGAACCAATAGATGGTTATTAAAAGTTGGTAAAGTACCAGCATGGTTGGTTCGTTCCACAAACTTAGAGACCTTTGTTGAGAAGGGGAAAACTTATACAAAATTAAATTTTTCCTTATTAAACACGGTTGATTACACAATAGTACCTGATGATGTTATTCAGTTAAGAAAAATTAAATTAGAATTTTTAGATCCAGTTGGTCACGTAATTAACGGTTACGACATGAATGTTGAATTTGAAAAAATGAGTTTAAAGTGTGACTATTCTGATGATGGTTTATTAACACATGAATTTGTTTTCTATGTTAAAAATTTAAATCAACTTCACACCAATGTTGGTGAGGAATCGGAAAAGGAGATTATTGAAAAGTATAAAAACAATAAGAAAAAAGAAAAGGAGAGTGTTTAACTCTCCTTTTTTAATTAGGCCTGAACTTCTTGTTCGGTTTCAACTTCGACCTTAGTCTCGATTTCATCCCAAACAGAGATTAATTCACTAGCGTACAACGCTTCTTTTCCAGTCCAACCTGTTAATATTCCACCTCTATAAAGATTACAAGGTATTAAACTGTTATTGTAACCCGCAACTTGGGTTGTAAATATATTAACTTTTGAGTTAACCTTTTCACGATATTCTTCCACCATTTTAAGTACGTCAACGTAGTTACCACCATTTTCGTGGACATCATTACGATTTATGTTTGTACCGTACAAATTCCCTGTGCCTGCTTGCATATCACTATAGATAAAGATTGTATCATAGTGAACTTTATTGTCAATTGCTTCACGTAAAAACAACCAAATTCCATGTTCACAAGATTGGCCTTGTGCTTTACCTCTTTTACAAGTTTCTTCCAACTGAGTGATAATACCGTCTCTTTTAGAAACAGGTTTTAAACTTAATCTTTCACCAAAAACACCAACATATCCTTCATCAGAACATAATGCCGTGATGATAGAAGATAAGTTTGCAATTTCTGCGATGTGTGTACTTCCGTATTCAGAAGTCATTTGACCCCAAGAAGAACCTGAGTTATCAGACAAACAAGCCACTTTACCCTTTAACTTAGGGAAGTTTGTTAGGGAGATATCCAAACACTCTTGTAAAGTGTCAAGAATCATACCCTTATGGTTGATGGTAATCTTGTCGATTTCCTTATACGCCGTGTAGTAACGGAATGGAAATTGTTTACCGTAAAGAACACCACCTTTAAGGTCGGCCATAACTTTCTTAGCCAACTCAGTATCGTTCACTTCAGTAAAGATACCACGAAGGTTTCTTAAAAGAGCCATGTGTGGAACCTTAATTGTGTTAAGGATTTCCTTCCAATTTTTACCTTGGGACTTAAGTGACTCCCATGTTTGTTCCGTTTCAGAAACAGCCACGTCACCTTTCTTCATTAACTCGTCAATTACTTCTGAGTGAGCGTGAGAAATACGTACCAAGTCAATTAATGACTTTGACTTGTACTTGTGGATTTGGTATCTCCCAAAAGTAGCTAACTTATCGGCCCAAGTACGTTTTACGATTGAAGGGAGATTGTTCTTAGAACCCTTCAAGAACATGTAATAGTCGAATTGATTGGTGATATCATCAGGACGACCAACGATTTCCATACCAATTTTCTTCATAAAACCTGGGTTGGCCTCATTAAACTCAACACGCTTTGGGTGTTGAGATGCTCTAATGAAGATAACCGCTGGGTTAAGTCTCATGAACATTTCATGACGAAGTTTAACCGCGAATTCAAGGGTTGCCTTGAAGTCATAGTCCAATGCGGCATCAATAGCCTTAGTGAAAACATCAGTGGTTGTCTCACTTGGGTCGGTATACATACCCAAAATGTCGTGTCTTTTCAGAGTTGACAAGTTTGAAGGTTTGTCATGAGAACCTCTGTAATAAGAAGGTTCACCGAAGATAGATGAGGCTGCCACGATACGAAGAGTATCAAGTGGGTTTAAGGTATAAGAAATACCACCATCGAAATTTTCTACTGCTTTTGATTTGAATTTTGTCATAACTTAAAATTTAATTATTAAAATATTTTTATTTAACTCTTCTGCTTTTTTAATCGAATCCAATGTACCCTTAGATTTACCATCCCAAAAGGCTATTACCATTTCCGATTCATTTATAATATCACTGTTTCTTATAAATCCCGCTTTTTTACCATATTTTTTCCAATCAGGATAAAAAATCTTGGTTGGTATTTCATTTAACTTTGCGTATTGTTCACCTAGTAAGTCAGCCCCTATGGCCCCACCAGATACTAATAGTGTGATATCTAACGTTGATAAGGTTTCTTTTACCAACCTATAATCACTGAATGTTCTACTGCCTATTACCGCTACTTTCATGTTAATAAAATAAAAAAGTCCCTACAATTTTACTCGTAGGGACTGTCAGGTCTCACTACCGCAGTCTATGGACCGTGGCGTGGACAATATAAGTTCCTATTGAGTATTTTAGATAAAAGTGTTTGTCGTTTCTAATAGTTTTGATGTAACTTCTATCACCGCTTCAACAGGATATGTTTTTGATTTCTTAGATTATCTGAGAATGTTTCAGAATAATGGTTACCTTTTGTGTTCCCACCTAGGGGAAGACCAGGAGTGACCCTGATTAGGTTTGAGAGACGCTAATGAACTCGGGGATTTTGAAGACCCTTCCTAACTTATTAGATTTTAGAGTTGCTAACAAACTCCACATAGTTTTTCATGACAGCTTGACGATAACTTAATACCTATCTTTTAGGTGTCATTGGACTCGACCTGTGAGAAAAAGTCCGTTTTCTGAATCATAGTTGTATTTGATGTAATCATCCCAACCGCTTCAAATAATCAAAGAATCAATATTTTCAAGAACGTTTGTTAATACTAAGTATAAAAAGTGTATCTGTCAATACGCTATTTATACTTTTTTGTTTTTTATTTTAATAAAGTGACATGACCAATAAAATCGTGTCTAAGACCTTTAACATCAGTTATTACGATTTTATAAACATATACTCCATCTTGACATATAACCCCTTTATAAGTACCATCCCATTCTTTATTTGGGGTGTTGTGGATAATACTGCCCCAACGATCAAAAATCACCATGTCATAATTTTTTATTCCACTACCTTTTGGTTTAAATGTTTCATTTATACCATCACTGTTAGGTGAGAATGAATTAGGTACCCAAATTAATAACTCTTCATCAATTGTCAAAATTTTAACCACTGTATCTTTACAACCATGTTCAGTTATCAACATTAAACTAATTGGGTAGTTACCTGGTGTCTCATAAATTTGTTCAGGGGTTTTAATTGTCGATGTCGAGTCCTTTGTTAATTGCCAAACCCAATCATCAATTTTCATTGATTGTTCTAACGGGTAAAAAGTAACTTTATTATCTGACACATGATTTGGTGTATTGGGTAACCAAGTAAAGTCAGCATTTGGTTTTGGATGTACAGTTAATATATTATCATATTTAAAAATTTCTTTGCAACCATTTTTACCTATGGTAGTAATTTTTAAATTATAAAAACCCGCGTTTAAACAAATATTAATACTATCACCTATAAATGTTTTACCATTAAAATCATAACTTACAAGATTAGATTTGTTTTTAACTTTTGAATCGTATAAAAAACAAAATGGTTCACAAATTTTGTTAACATCTAAATTCAATGTTGGTTGTGGAGCTACATTTACTGAAAGTGTAACAGGTGTGTTTATTGTATAAGTCGGACAAGATACGTCATAGACACTAACATTATATATCATGGTACCCATGGCAACACCTGTTTGTATGCCACCATTAGGTGAAGTTAAATAAACACTAGGTTCCCAATGGTAAGCGTAATTTCCACTTCCATTACCTGCTTGTGCTGTTAAAGTAAAACTATCCCCTTTACATAAAGTTTTATCCGTAGGGACGTTTTGCCAAACAATAGGATTAAGTACTTGTAGATTTGTACTTCCATAAGTTTTACATCCGTTTAAATCAACAACTAAACTATAAGTTCCTGCGTTTGATAAATTAACGTTAGGTATAAATAAGTTTTGTGTATTTGAGTTATATCCAGGACCAGTCCAAGTATATGTAGAACCACCTAACGGACCCAATACATTGTAAGTACTATTGTAACATAATTGGTTGTATGGAGTTAGTGTGAAATTGATTTTAGGGTTAACAACTAATGTAGTTGTATTTGTATTGTAACAAGTTAAGTTTCCATTTGTAAATGCGGCTGTAACTATGTAATTTCCATTCCAGCTTGGATTCAGGTTTTGAAAATAAGTTAATGGCTGTACTATATTAAAGTTGTTTGGACCTGTCCAAGTATATGAAATAGCTCCTTGAGCAGTTGCTGTCAAAACAGCATTATCGTTTTCACAAACACTTATTAATGGGACTACGTTTATAGAACTAACTGGTACTACAGATATGTTTGTTGAGTTATAAGTTGTACAAGAAACTGATCCAATACTAAACACTGCTGATACACTATAAGTTCCAGTTGTACTTGATTGAGCATTAAATGTATATGTAGGTAATGTTCCTGTAAATCCATTTGTAGCAGTCCAAACATAATTAGGATTTCCTGCTGCTGTAGCTGTTATTGATAGGTTTGTATTTTGACAAATATTTTGAGGTGGTGTAATAGAAACTGGATTCATTGGAACAACAGATACATTTGATACTGCTGTTGAAGAACAAACTAATGTAGTACTAGGACTTGTAAATGTGGCGGTGACTGAATAATTACCTGAGTTGGTAGGTGTCACAGAAGTTAATATAGGGGTTTGTTGTGTACTACTATAGTTTGGTCCAGTCCAACTAAATGAATTTGCTCCTAATACATTTGCATTTAAACTTATGTTTGTACCTTGACATTGAGTGTAAGTAGGAGTAACAGATACTTGAGATACGGGTACTATCACTAAACTACTATTTGAAGTCACAATACAACTACCTCCATTTGTAAAAGTACTCACAATTGTAAAATTGTATGTACCAGTATTTGAAGGTTGTGCTGATGGTATGGTTGGAGATACTACATTACTTGTAAAGCCATTTGGGCCGGTCCAATTATAAGTTGCAACACCATTACTTAAAATAGTATTTAAAAATATAGCATTACTTCCTTGACACAAAGGGCCATTGTTTGTAATTGAAGTAGATGGATTTGGATTAACCCATATTTGTATTGTAGCCGATGAATTACACCCATTTCCAGGAGCTATATTTAATGTGTAAATACCGCTCATAGCTGTTGAGGTAGCTGTAAAGCTGGGGTTCATTTGACTACTTGTGAATCCATTGGGTCCTGACCAAGTATAGGTGTATGTGTTAGGATTTCCTGATCCTCCAGTTATTGTAGTGTTTATATTTACTACTTGGCCGACACAAACAGGTGAGTTACTAGTTAATGTTATTGTTCCAGTTCCTGGAGGGTTAATACCAACATATAACATATAGTCTTCACATTCACCATAAGTGTAAGTGTTGCAAGGATCTATAAAATTACCACTAGTAGAATAAACACAACGAACTCTCAATCTATATGCTCCAGGTGCTTGTGTTGGTGGTACTGTAAAGTTTCCTGATATAAATGTTCCTGCGGGTGGTATTCCAGTTCCAATTAATCTTTCCGCTGGTAAGTTAAATACACCATTGTTATTCCAATCTACAAATAAAGCAAAACCTTGTGAAAATGTATTACCTGATTGGAAATTGCAAGTAACTACTTGTCCTGGATTTACTTTAAGGTAGTGTTGGCAACCCCAAAACATATAGTTTTTTGTTCCTCCTAAATTTTGGGCATTACAACCTGAGTTATTATTTACAATGTTAGTTAATGCTCCAATTGTATTAAAACTATTAATAAAGTCATTTACAGAATTACCTGGTGCATTTGAAGGACCAAATTGATTACAAGGTTGCATTACATATGCAGGCATACAATATGGTGCTGGTCCTACCCCTATTTGTGATTTTGAAATGTGTGGAAAAACTACAACTATTGCAGTTAGAATCCCTAATAAAAATTTTTTCATTGTATATTGGTTATATACAATATATATTGTAGAAATTCTGGGTTTTCCACACCAATGAGTGGGCGGTGTGTAATATTTAGGGAGGAAATTTTTGTAGTTTAATGGATATTTATTATATGTAAACCTTTAAACTATGGATAAAGAAAATTTAGAAAAATTAATCTCAGATGGTAATTCTTTAAATACAATTTCAAAAATTACTAAAAAATCTCTAACCACTATACGTTATTGGGTTAAGAAACACAACTTAAACTCAAATTATAAAAACTTTAAAGGGGTTGGTGTTAAAGAATATGGTGATTATAAACATTGTCCCAAGTGTGATTGTAACTTACCTTTAGATTCTTTTTATAATAGAAGAAATAAAGTGGGTAGTTCAGTTTATTGTAAAGAATGTTCTAAAATTCAAACTTTAGATAGAATTAGAAAATTAAAACAACAAATGGTTTCATATAAAGGTGGTAAATGTGTTAGATGTGGTTATGACAAATATGTAGGTGCTTTGGAATTTCACCATTTAGACCCTAATAAAAAAGACTTTAATCTTTCCCACTTAAAAAAATATTCATTCAATAAATTAATTACTGATGAATTAGATAAATGTATTCTTGTATGTGCTAATTGTCATAGAGAAATACATTATGAATTAAATTAGTGATCCCGACAGGAGTCGAACCTGTAACCTACAACTTAGAAGGTTGTTGCTGCTATCCAATTGAGCTACGGGACCAAATTATGTAATAGAGGTGGGTTAGAATTTTTAAGCCCTCGATCTGACCCCTTTCGGGTACGTTTCCGACCCCACATATTACAGTTAATTAATGATTAGCGTCTCTAAATTCTCTTGGTGAAACAATTTCAATTTTGGTTTTTGGGTGTTTGGTGTGTATAAATTTAACCAAATCATCAGCCATTGGGGGGATGTTTATATGTTTAATACTTAACTCGATAATTGCTTTTGCCTTTTTTCCGTGTGAAGGGTTTAATTCATATTCCCAATGAGTATAAACCGCGATAGGTGTTGATTTATAAAAAATCGTATCTCCCTTTACAGAGTAATCTTTCATCTCATCAACACTCAAAAGATATTTGTCTGTTGTACAAGAACCAAGTACCAAACCAAATGTTAGGATTGTAATTATTTTTTTCATATTAATTAATTTAGTACTCCGTAGGGGATTTGAACCCCTGATCTTCTCCGTGAAAGGGAGATGTCCTAGGCCGCTAGACGAACGGAGCGTTTTTAACAATACAAATATACAAAAAACTTTTTAATATAAAAACAAAAAATCCAACTTTTTTATGGTCGGATTTTGAGGATTGTATGTATATGGGACATAACTACACGCGACACTCAGTCCGACTTTTAGTCGATTCTCTTCTTTCTCTTATTTCGAAAAACCTGAATGTCATAGTTACGAGAATATTTGTTGTTTGTAATTATTAAATATGTACAAAAGTATAAAAATTTAACTTATATGTCAATATTTTTTAAAAATTATCTTAAAAGTGTTAAATGACCAACAACCTGTTTTAATTTACCACGAGTGTCAACCCATCTAACAATATAAACGTAAACGTCTTGTTTACATTGGTTACCTTTATAAGTACCATCCCACCCGAGATTTTTGGAATTATAAATTAATTCACCCCAACGATTATAAATAAAAATTTCTGGGTTACTAAAATTATAACCATATAAGTTAAAAACATCATTTAATCCATCGTCGTTTGGTGTAAAAGAATTAGGTACATAAACATAGGTATCTTGACACGGTATTACTAAAACATTATAAGATATTGTATCGGTACAACCAAGGTCGGAAATAAAATATAAATTTATATTATATTGACCTTCTTCGGTCCATGTGTAAGTAAGAGGATTGCCAACAAAAGTATCAGGCCCAACGGTCCAAGTATATATACCATTTACTCCAGCATTTGAACTATAGGTAAATGTTGTAGTTGTTTCAGGGCATAATTCAACTATTTGTTGAGCATTAAGGTTTATACCCAGTATTAAAAATACTAACGTAAATAAATTTTTCATTAGTTGTGTTGGATTGGACTTAATACAGGTGCTGGACTTACTGTTACCGTTGTGGTCGTTGTAAAAGTACAGCCGTTTTGTGTTATGGTATACGTAATATTAAAAGTACCCGTTCCACTTGTTGTAGGACAAAATTGATTTCCGACAACTCCTGTCCCTGACCATGTACCACCTGCCGGTGTACCCACTAAATTAACACATGGAGCACCAGCACAAAAAGGACCTATTGCTGTTATTGTCGGCACTATTTGTAATACAAAAACATTTAATGTTATTGGTGTGCTTTGACATCCTGATGCAGTATTTGTCGCGTAAACAGTTACAGCGTTTGTGTTTAAACCAGGAGGAAGGGTATTCCAATTAACAGTGATAGAATTTGTGCCAACACCTGAAGTTATAGTACCAGGAGCTGAAACAGTCCATGTATAAGTATGACCTGGACCTAAAGAAGGTACCTGATAAATTGAACCTGTCGCGTTATAACAAACGGTATCGGGGTTTGTGGTTGTCAATTGTGCAAACGAAAGTGTTGCTAAAAACATAAACAAAATAGTAAGTAATTTTTTCATTTTTCTTTTTTTTTAATTATGACTTATTGGTCCTATTGTTATTGGTGTTGGGTTGCTATTCCCATTGTAAACATTGATTGGTGTGGTGACATCACAGGCAGTACTTGTATAACTACCCCATACACCATCTGACCCCGGTGTAACTTGTATTAATAAATTTTGTGGTAAACATGAATTGGCTACTGTAACCCTAAAACACATAGTCCAAGAACAACTAGAAGTATTATTATCTCCAAAATCGTTTCCAGCATTACCATCGTTGTTTAAATCAAAAAAATACCCAGGACCTACTGTTACAACAGGTGTTGCAACACTTGTAACGGAATTCATCCAAATCCACTGACCACCTGTAGAACTACCTCCACAATTTGCAGGGGCTGATATAGGTGTTAAGCCGGTCCAACCAGGACCTAAATTAATATCAAAACCTTCAAACCAGTTAGAACCGGTCTGAGTATAACCATTCATAGTAAAACAAACAGTAACCATAGTACCTGGGGTGTAGCCACCAGGAGGGGGTAAAGGTGTTAAATTAAAAGAGGTACTACCAGTACATTGAGCATTGGTTTTTACTGAAATTAGTAATAGAATTAAAAATGTTAAATTTTTTAAATATTTCATGTGATTTATTGTTCACCCATTAAACTCTTATCTAAAACTAAAGTTGATATTCTATATAATTTTCTTTTAAATCCGTCAGCTTTTTTGTGAAATCTTTTCTCAAAGAATTTAAAAAACTCATACGGGTCTTTCATCGCTTTTTGTGGAACCAAATCCATCAATTTACCTTTATAAACACCACTTTGGATTAGTTGTTGATTTAACATTTGTAAAACACTATTCCACCCTTTAATTAAATGTTTCATTCCTTCTTCAGGTGATTTTGTTGATTTGATTGAAGGTAATCCTTGTTGAGTTCTTTCAATTTGTTTACCAATATCGTCCATCATTTCAAAAAAATCTAAACCTCTAATTCCAAAACTTTTAATAAATTCGTCAGCGTTAAAACTTTCTAACATTTGGACTTCTCTCCAAGCACTAGATTTTTTAAGAATATTCATAAACTGTTCCGATGTTGTAATATCCTCGTCTTTAATACTATAATAAAACTGTGTTATTCTAGCGTTAATCTCAAATCCAAGGTGTAAATAAATTAAATGTAAGAAATCACGCCATTGAGGGTATTTGCTGTCATCCATTAGTTTGACCGCCGCATTTAACATTGTTTCCCGTCCTTGATAAGGATCACCCGATGTTTTCATTCTATTATAATTCTCGTAAGCATGAGTTAATTCATGACTTATTGTTGGTCTTATTCTTTTTTTGAATGCCTCAAGGTCTAAATTATCTAATTGGTCTTGCGTTAAATAAACTGTAAACCCAAACTCTTGGTTTATAAAAATTTCATTAGGACCTAATTTAGATATAGCCTTTTTTGAAATATCAAAAGCGTGGTGAGCTTCAACAAAATCAGGTACGTCAGTTCTACTTTTTATTTCATTATCTAAAACTTCTTTAGGGAAGAACATTAGTACTAATTTTACCTTTGGGTTATATAAAGGAAATTGTTTAAATTTTGGATCTTTTATCAAACCTTTTAAGTCGGAATACCCACCTAATTTTACAACCCAATCGGTGAATTCTTTGCCTGTCATTTTGGTCGCACCTCTGTAAATTTTACCTTCAACTTCTTCACCATCTTCAGTTGGGTAGGCCATGTCTTTTTCTTCTATTTCGTCTTGATTGACGATACCTTTTGCCATACCAGAAAGAATTAAAGAAAAATAATCAACCCAAAAATCCACTGATTTTGGTACGCCCATGATTTCATTTAATAATTGTTGTTTTTTCATCAATTATAAATATCAAGAAAAGTTAGTTGTTTCTTTAAGTTTTAGTAATAATTCCTTTTCTTCTTCGGTAACTTGTCTAGGTACTTTAGGTACTAATTTAACATATAAATCACCTATAACACCAGTATCTTCATCTTTTATACCTTGGCCTCTTAGTCGAAACATTTTATTAGATTCACAATAATTAGGTACGGTTATTTTAAACTTACCACTCAAAGTTTCTATCTCAACTTCTTTACCTAGTACCATGTCAACAAAAGAGAGTTCCTCTATTTGATTTATGTTTAAACCGTTTAATTCATATTTTGGGTGTGACTTAACTCTAATTGTTAGAAAAACATCACCTCTATCAGCACCTACAACATCGTTTCCTGCGTTTGTAACCACCATTTTGGAACCTTCTGTAGTTCCTTTTGGGATTCGTATGTCTACCGTCTCAATTTCTTTTTTAGCACCAATTCCTTGACATGTATTACAATTTTCAGTTCTAACTTGTCCACTACCACCACATATATTACACATCATAAATGTTTGCATTCCTTGCATATTTTGTATATGCATACCTCGACCACCACAAGAACTACAACTACTAAATTTAATACCACCACTACCGCCACAACTTCTACAAGACCTGTCTACAAAAAAATTAACTTTTTTAACACACCCATAAAATACTTCTTCAACAGTTAATTCAATTTCTATGTTCAAAGGTCTAGCTTTCATTCTAAAGCCATTTCTTCTACCAAAAGGATTACCACCAAATGGATTTGGTTGTGGTTCAGGTCTTGGTTCTTGTTTTTTACCTGTTAAAATTTCGTAAGCATCTAAAACCTTTTTAAATTCTTCTGCATCCCCACCCTTATCAGGATGACTTTCCATAGCTTTCTTACGATAAGCTTTTTTTATTTCCTCTTCGGTAGCGGTAGGCTGTACACCTAATATATCGTGATATTTACTCATATTTTTATTTGTGATTCTATTAATCTCATCAACATAATCCATTATTTTTTTATAGTGGTCCAATTTAATTTGTGTGGAACATATTTATATATTATATGTATCAGATAGTTTTAACAGAAAATCGTAAAAAAATTAAAGTTCTCCACTCTTATAGTAGGGAACACGATGTTAATTATAGGTTTGAAAAATTAAAATCTCAAGTTATATTTTTCCCAAAGACTAAAATCTATAGAGATAAAATTTTGGTGGATGTTAATTACGAAATACTTCTTTTGAAAAAAAGAGAAGAAGAAGATGTTAATAGAATCATTAAAAACGAATTGGGTAAATTTGTTGAGGAAACTGTGGATGATGAAAATTGGATTATAGTTGATACCGCTCCATATTTAATTGAAGAAACTTTTAATGTTTCAGGTGCTAATCGTAAACTAACTGCTAAAGAAATTGTTGAGTATGTTGTTTTACCTAATAAAAACAAAAAAAGTCCTAAACAACTTTTAATGATAAACAACAAAATTGTTGTTGAAGGGTTAGAACTTTATTTGATAACCTGTAAAGATATTGATGAAACTGTAAGACTTTATAATAGGATAAGGACTTATTGTTTTGATAATAAAATAAGTGACATATTGTTTTTTGGGTCAATACCAAAAGAAAATCGTAAACCTTGGTACAAAAAGATTCATGATAGAACGGGTGTGGGTTACAATAGACTTTATCGTTCTAACTCAAGGTAAATTTTTTAAGCCCCGTTTGGATTAAATTAACGTCATCTTTAATTAAATAAACAAAATCCCCATCTTCGACTATACCGTCAACGTGATTAAAAACTTTTCTTAAAAGTCTAACTTTTTTTATAATAGGTTTTGTTTCATTTCTTTCTTCATCACACAAATATGGGTACAATTTACGATAAGAAGATGTGAAAAATAAAACCCAATTCATGTTTAAAGACGTATGATAAACCCATGGTTTTTCAGATTTTAAAACTTTTTCTTTAATTTCGTATTGGTTCTGTAATACGGTAACTTTTTTTTGATTGTCATACAATTCATTTGTTAACTCCACTAATTCTTTGTCGGAAAGATATTGTTCTCTTTCATAGTTTTCAAAGTTTCTATTGGTAAATTCTATGATATCATCTAACACTTCTTTTGGTATCTCCATACGTTAATGGTATTAAAAATAAATTTAGTACTAAATGATATTCTTTAAAAATGATTTACGATGATGTTCGGTTATGCCGATTTCTTTAATCATATTAATATGTTCTTCTGAACCATAACCTTTATTACTTTCCCATTTATATTTTGGGAATTCGTTATGTAATTGTTTCATATACTCATCTCTTGAAACCTTAGCTAAAATAGACGCTGCAGCTATTGAATAATAAGTGTTATCCCCTTTGATTACACAAGTGTGTGGAATATCTTTATATTTGTTAAAATAATTACCGTCTACTAGTATATGGTTAAAACCTTCCATATAATCCAAACAATTATGCATAGATAACATGGTTGCCTGTAGAATATTAAGCTTATCAATTGTTTCAGGTAAAACTAAAGAAACCGAATAGTTCAAAGCATTCTCAACTATTATTTTATAAGCCTCTTTTCTCTTCTTTTCAGATAGTTTCTTAGAGTCTCTTACAATTGGGTGGTCAAAGTCTTTAGGTAGTATTACAGCTGCAGAAACAACGGGTCCTGCAAGACATCCACGACCAGCTTCATCGATACCTACTTCGATATTGTTTGCGTCAAGGTAAGGTCTTAAATTCATTTGGATAAAAATTTAAAATTAATACCATACAAATTAAGTTCGAATTCATCAACTAACTCTATAGTTGTTAACTTTTTTTCTTTTATGATTTCTTTTTGTAAGTTTTCGTGATTTATTTTTTCTAAAGTAAAAATAATTGTAGTCGGTATTGGGAAACCTTTTTTAACTTCTTCCATTTCTTTGAGAGAAAAGGCAAAATCAACAAACTCTTTTAAAGTTGTTATTTTATTTATTACAGTATTACTCATTTTAAAAACATTAATTTTAATTTATCAAAAAAACTTATCTTTTTTTCAACATGTACAGTATTTGGTTCCGTTAAAATTTCTTCGCCTAAACCTTTATCTAAAATATCTCTGATAAAATTTTCTTTTTTAATTTCTGTTGCGACCATATCTTGTCGTATTTTACGTTCCTCGTCTTTAATTAAATTCCTATTCATCTAATAATTTTTTAAGTTCTATTTTTAAATTTTCTCTTAAATCTAATAAAGGTTTAATCATTTCTAAAGACTTTCTAAAACCAGGATGTAAGGGTGACGGTAAACTTTTTTCCGTAAACCAGCCATAATCATCGTTCTCATTTTTTTGTAATTTAGGTACTTTAAATTCTGTGTCTACAAAACCTACCATAACATAATGGGTATGTCCCATAGCATTAGAAGTACCTACTACTCGGATATCTTTAACCAAGTTAGGATTTAAACCTATTTCTTCTTTTATCTCTCTTTTAACGGTTTCTATTGGGTCTTCGTTACCTTCCATACCACCCGCTAATGCGGACCAAGTGATTGGGTAATTTACACGGTGTAACATAAAAAACCTGTTTGTGTCTTTAGCAACCATTATAATTCCGACTGATTGATATTCTTTCTTTGCCATAATATAACTTGTTTACTATAATAAATATTAAATAAAAAACCCCACATTAAGTGGGGTCTAATTTTTTTAGGTTATTTACTGTAACTTCGTAAACAATGACCTACCCATGCTAATGAACCAAGTAAGACAGGCATCAATAAACCCGAACCCCCCATAAGGGATAAGTGTATAGATGCGGCTCCTGCCATCACTGTTGATATTAGTAGAGCTCCGTAAATTGAAGTTTTTGGGTATAACAATAAAGCTACACCAATTACTTCAGTAACACCGATTAAGGCCATGTAAGGAAGAAGATTCATGGCTGTAAAATTTGTAACCATTTCTTCTGTTGCAATAATTTTAGTTGTCCCACTCATCAACATCATTGCTGATACGATTACTGTAAGAACCCAACCTAAATTTTTAAGTGTTAGATATTTTTTCATAGTGACTCTAATATAATTTATTAATTTGATAATGTAAAGTTAAACACCTGGTGTACCTTGATTGTTAGGTAAGTTAAAATGTCTTTCTACAGCTTCTTGTAAAGTATGCATCAACCAAACCGAACCTGAAGTTAAACAACCATCTAAGAAAACAGAGATTAATCCTTTTGGAATTGTAAATAAACCCATAAAACTTAGACTATCATTTACAATACCGTAGTATTCTGTTGGGGACCATACTAACCATGAACCTAAAAAACCAACGTATGTTGGTAGACAAATCATACAGGTAAACAAAGTACCAAAAAAGTTTGGGTTAACAGTTGACCAAAAAGTACGCCAACCTTTAAAAATAGAACCAAAAACAATTATGTTTGAAATTCCGTAAGCGATTAAAAGAAAAATTAATAATTTCATAGATTATAAGTTTTAAAATATTTATATTTGTATAGTAAAAATAAGATTTTAATGGAGAAAAGAAAGCTTTCAGTATTTGATTTTGATGGTACTTTAGTCGAAACCCCAATTGGGTCACCTGAAAATAAACAAAAATGGGCTGACTATTACGGTAAAACTTGGCCTTACTTAGGTTGGTGGGGTCGTGATGAGTCCATGGATACAGCCGTTTGGGAAATGCCTGTTGTTAGGGAAGTGTTTGATGCTTACCAAAAAGAAGTGGATAATCCTGAAACACTAATGGTTCTTTTAACAGGTAGATTAAAAAAACAAGAAAATATTGTTAGAAGTATTGTTAATGACCGTGGTTATCATTTTGATTATTACCTATTTAATACAGGTGGTAGAACCTTAAATAACAAAATAAATCATTTAAATAGTTTATTGAGTAAATACCCTGATATTCGTGAAGTTGAGTTGTGGGACGATAGATTGGAACACTTTGAAGACTTTGAGGCTTGGGGTCAAAAACTTAAAGATTTGGGTCGTATCGATTCTTTTTATCTGAATAAGATTAAGTCTGACCAATGGGATAAATTTGTGGAATAATAAAAAACCCTCTTTATTGAGGGTTTTTAAATTCTAGTATATCTAATATTTTTTTATCTTTTAGAGTTTCGTAAAAACTTTTAATTTCCACTGACTTTATTTCATAAGATTCTAAAAGACCGTTCTTAACAAGAACGTTAAACCAATTTTCTACTTTGGCCTTTGCCTGTTCTTCGTTTAAAGCAGATATTTCTTTAAACCCAGTTACCTCACTATCTACATCAAAGTCTTCAACTTTTTTATCCGTAAGAGTATAATCATATTTTACTGAATAAAATGTTAAATCATTTAATGAATCAACTCTATTTTTAAAATTTATAGTTTCATTAAACTTTTTCGGTAACGCCATTAGTTTTAGGTAATTCTCCTTCCTTAACCACTTTAGTTGGAGGTGGTTCAGGTTTATTAACTTTAAGTGTTACTTCCATTTCAGAACTAAATTTTAAAGCTTTAAGTTCATCTAAAGACTTATCTTCAAACATTTTTTTAAGTTCTTCTACTTTGGAACGAAGAAGTGCCTGTTTTTGTTCCATTTCTATGTTAGCATTAACAACAAGTTCTACATTGTCAACTAAGTCATCAATTGACATTTCGGACCAAAACATATGGCCAACATATCCTTTATGTTCTTCAGATTCTTTACCTGAAGATTTATATTGAACACCTTCAGCAGTTAAACCATCAATCTTCCATGTATTTTTTAAAATACATTCTACGACTGAATATTCACCTGCTAATTTTACACCTCTCAGGTAAGGCTGTAATTCGTTAAAACGTTTTTGTATCATATTAAAATTTGTGTACTTCTATTTTTTGATTTGCCATAGTTAAAGGTTTATAAGGTTCTAGGACAGTGTCTAAAGAAACTCTAATCATGTGATTCTTAGGATAACCTTCGGGATTTATTTCATAGTATCCGGCACCTTTACATTTACATCTTGGTCTTACTTCATTAATTACCGTGGCAATTTGGTCTTTGTATAAAACTTTGTCTCCTATTTTCATAGTGAAATTTTTGTAAAAAATGTTGTGAATAGATAAGCGACAGATAAACCTAAAAATATGAGCTCTTGTTTTGAAAGCTCATATTTATTAGGAATATTATCATTTCTCAAAATCATAAAGACTTTCCATATGTGTCTTAATATGTTTAAGATAGACATGAAAAACAATACGAATAAGACTTTATTTAAAAGAGATTCAATCATTACGCTGCTGTTTTTTTCTTAGCATCACTAATTTCAGTTCTGATATCTTTTGCAAGATTTCTGATTTCTTGTAAAGCTTTTCTAGCACGAGTACCAGCAGCTTTATTACCTTTTTCAGAAAATTTTGTGAAATCAGCTTCAAATTCTGAAACCATTGTTTTCAATTTGTCTAAACTGTTTTGTTCCATTTTTTTATTTATTTTATTTATTATTATTTCCCTTCTTCAGGGGTTTTTGTTAGTTGATTGACAATACCTTCCCATGTTTGAAAGTCCGCAACAATGTTTCTTAATTCAGTCGTTTTAGCCATAATTTGTTGGGTAAAATCTGCACTAGATTTGTTGGTTGGGGTACTGTTAATCAAATTTTCTAAGTCCATTTCAATCGCTAATTTACGAGCGACATATCTTGTGGTTACTAAATCTAAAACTCTTACGTCCATAAAAACTATATTTTAATTTAAAAAATAAGGTTTATACCTTAAAAACTAAATACTAATTAGATAAAGATTTATCAAAAATTTTATATAAATCGATAAATGCCTCCAATTCTGAAAGGGTTTTTGAAGTTGAGTAGACAAATATATCTTGCCAAAACTCTAACAATTTGTTAACATTTTTTTCTGATTTATCATTTTCACTATAAAAAGATTCTAAAAATAATGTGAAAAAATAATTGTATAGTTCAGTACTTTCAAAATATATTTTTTCTTTTTTAAAAGAATCAGTCGTTTTTTTCCAACACCAATCAAAATGTTGTTTAACCGAATTACCGTTCATTACTTCATCACCTAAATAAGTAGAAGTCACCAAATCAAATAATGAATGTGTAAAATCTAAATATAAAGCACTACGTTCAGGAATAATATTATTAATCCTGTACATTAATAAAATATCATCCTTTTTCATTGGTTTTGAAATGTATTCTATGAAATCTATCGTATGTAGTTTCCCTTTCATTTGTTATAATATAAAACATATTATTTCTAAATAAATATTAGGGTAAATAAAAAACCCCTCTATAAGAGGGGTTTGGATTACTTTCCTTTTACTTTTCTAAACATCTTTTTAAATGTTTCTTCAGCATCTTCTTTTACGATTTTTTTATCTTCCTTTGGTGTGAACCCCCAAAGATACTTCATTTTTTGGATGTCTTCATTAACCAATTGATTGTTTTTAAAGTTAGTGATTACAGGTTCTCCTGTTTCAATATCACCTTCCCAAATTAATTTATAAGTATTTTCACCGTCAGTAATAGCAAAAGTGGTCTCATCAATTTTAACTCTTGAAGGAACTTTATTAGCTAACTTAATAGCCTGTTCTTCGGACATTATTTTACCTTTAGATTTAAAAATATTTTCAGGGTTTACGCCTGTATACTCAACACTTTCATTTTTCTTTTCAGGTTGCTCTGGTTGTTTTGATTTTTGTGCTTTGGCAGGTCTTGTGTTACGAGCATCTTTATCGTATTTTAGAGTATTAGTAGCGTCAGCATTTTTAGCTAACTTTTGATAGGTAGCGTCATTACCATTAAGTTTCTCAACTCTATCTTTATAAGCCTTTTTACCTTCTTCGGTACCACCTTCTTTTGCAGCTAAATCAGCAACTACTTCCATACCACTAACACCTACGTCATAACCAGTTGTTTTAAGTCTTTGGTTTTCTCCGTCAGTATTTGTAGGTACTTTTGGTGCTTTAAAATTTTCTTTATCGTTAGGTGTTTGATAATCTTTAATCTTTTTAGCCACTTCTTTGTAATAATCTTGAGCATCTTTACCTCCCTTTAAGTTTGCTTTTTCAACTTCCTTAGTACCTGGTACTTTAGGATTTGGAAAGCTTCCCCCTTCAGAAGTTTTTAATTGTCCCATAGGTCCAAACTGATTTTTTTCAGCATCAGATAAATTATCACTTTTGTGTTTAACACCAAAAGCAACTTCCATGTCTTCAAATCCTTTAGTTTCTAAAAGATTATCAAGACCCTGTTTAATTATATTGTTTATTTTTGACATGTTTTTGTTTTTATTATAAATATGTTGTTCCGACTTAATGTTTTTTGATGTGGCCTTAAATTCGTAGTATTTTTTCTTTGGCAACATTTTATACGGTTTTAATTCCGCATCCAACGTTTCGATATAATTTCTAGCATCTTTAATATCATCAAAAGTTTTTACATCAGTAATTTTATTATTAAACCAAGTACTAACAATGTAAGTATGACTAACCATTTTGTTCTTTACAAAGATTTTTTAATAATATCATAGACCTCTTGAAAAGACTTACCTGTTTGTTTAGCAACTTCATGAATATTTTTCATTAGTTGTTCTTCCACATATGAACCAGGTTCTGTGACTTTATTAGAAATGTTCAAAGGTTTGTCTACAGCTCCCTGACTACAATAAGGAAATTTAGTACACTTCTTTTTGATTTTAACTATTTTTCCTTGTGGGTTGTATTTAACTGTATTTGCTTCATTAACTGGGTTTAACACACCTGAATTTTCAACTTTTTGAACTATTTTACCACCTTTCCAAATAGGTTTTTTAGCTGTTCTCCATTGTCCTTTTTGTGCCGCAAAAGCAGGTACGTTAGGGAAACCTTTACCAAACACAGACCCAAATGTTGTAGTTTCTTCTATCTGTTCTTCCTCGATTGGTGGTGGGGTAAAGTTATCTTTTATACTATCCAATTTTTTGTCATTAGTAATAGTATACTTTTCTTTTTTCTTAGATTCGTTAAGGCGGTTACTAACTATTTTTAGTAAATCTTCTTTTTTAAGTTTTTGACGGTTGTCCCACTCTTTTGAAACATCAAGACTACTATCGTCCCACGTTACAGACATTTTAGCTAGAGGGTCAACAATTTCACCTTCTTCAAAAAGAGGTGAGTCATTCCATCTCCAACCATCACTATTTTTATCAGCCCATGATTCCTTATTAGTATCATCGATACCGGTATCTTTCATGTTAGTTATTTCACTAACTAAATCAGCTTTTGTAAAAATATTTTCTTTAACTTTTTTCTTTTTTTGTGGATGTAGAGGTCCAGGTTTTGCAACACCTTTAGATGTTAAAGGTCCTGCCCCAAAAGTCGGTTTTGTTGCTCCCATGGGTCCAACGTAAGCTCCTGAAGAACTTGGTGACCCCGTGGCTGCTCCACCAGCACCAGTCATTTCATCTATACCCTCTTCACTTTCAACTTTAACATCTTTAATACCAGCTGATTTAAAATTATTTGTAACTTGTCCTGTTTTAATACCTGAAGATTTTAATGAACTTGTAACAGAAGAAGACATTTTAGTTGGTTTTGGCATAGATTTGTTAACAACAGATGGAGTCTTTTTTATTGATGTGGTAATTGCCGTTTTACCACTATCAGACTCATTAATTTTATCAAAAACATTTTCTAATGCAGGTTCTAAAATATAATCATCAACACCAGGTATTAAACCAAGTGTTCTACCGTTATCCCAATTAACATGGATAATACCGGCACCATCAACAAGACGAATTGTACCTTCAGTACCAGCAGTAATAGGATTAGGGTCGTCTACCATTGAGACTAACCTAATTCTCATACCTTCTTTAGCGTTTGGGTCTTTTTGATTTGAAGAAATATTCATTAAATGTTTTCTAAGCCGTTACTCCAGAATCCTTTTCTTGTCCAAAGAGTTTTATAAAGTTTAACCAAAACTTCTTTTGTAATCGACGCAACCTCTTTCTGTGTTGGTCTATGATTCTTAAGGTTGGCTATAACAAGTTCTTTCACCTTTTTTTCTAGTTGAGAACTTGAAAGGTGTTTCTTAATTTCTTTATCAAACTCGTCACGGGCTAGTTTTTTAATTCTAGCCTCATCTGACGCATTCAATTCTTCTTTAAGGATATTTTTAATATTAGTTCTATCCATTAGAAAAAATTATTTTAATTTTTTAAATCTTTCGTTTAAAGAATTTCTTCTATCATTTCTTGATTTTGATTCGTTAATACGTTTTTCTTCAGCTTTAACTTTATTAACAATGTTTTCTAAAAGAGTTACGAACTCTTCTTCTGTATACCTTAATACTCTCTTGGCCATTTTGAGTTTTTTAAAATTTTTTATTATTGTGTGAATACACTTTTTTCAATAAATATCACCATAGCATAAAAAAACCACCCATTGTAGGTGGTTTAGTATTAATAATTTTTAAACTATTTTATGATAATTCTTCTACCAATAACTTCACTAATCACCATTCCAACTAATTGATTAACTTCATCAAATTCGTTAAGTAAAGTACCCTCAACATCAACTTGTGGTACATAGTCTTTACCACCGTTTTCTTTTAAATACTCCCACATTTTTTCATTACCCTCCATTTCAATATTTTCATATCTAAGGTTAAGGTGAGTAAGTTTTTCTTTTAGTTCTTTACAAGCAGGACAATGTTCCATTGTGTAAAGTGTAATTTTTTTATTTGAGCTACTTTTAATTTCTTCTAATAACCTTTGTACTTGTTCGTTCATTATTTTTTCTTTTTACGTTGAAAGTTGTAATAATAACTAAGCCCTAATTCCTGATTGGTTGTTGCTTGTAAAAATAAATTGTGTTTACCCTTATAACTTACACCACCACCAACACTAATAGCGTTAGGCCCGTTTGATAATGATTTAATATAACCTCCACCAACAAAAAACTGAAGTTTTTTTAAATTATTTTCATTTGGTGGGAGTGAGTTAATTGTCATAGAATCAACTTTTAACCACTCG